AGTGTCTGGGGACAAAACAATGGCGGTGAGAGGAGAAGCAGTTGTCTCCATGACGGGAACGGTGGTAGGAGCTTGAGAGGTGGCGGCCTCGGCAGAACCAGCCAACATTTGAACGTCATGGGAGACAACAAGGTCAGAAAGTGTGATACGTTGATGCAAATCGTAGTAAGTGTGAAGGGCGTGTGGATCATACTCACCAAGGGATTGCAAGACAGTGTCAAGCTCAGAACGAAGGGCTTCGAATTTCTCAGGGCCAGCGTAGTAGCGGCGATGAAGCACGTCATTGGCATTGATGAGGGAGGAAGAGTAAACATCAGTGCCACGGACGTGCGTCAGCGCTTTGGCGACATTTTCAAGACACTGTTCGGGGTGATAAACGCCGACAGTGTCTTGCCATGTGATATGGGAAAGATATGGGATGGAGAGTAGGGAAGAATTTGAGGATGAGAGTGAGCCATCAATTTTGGTGGGATCTTGCATGACATTGCCGTAGAGGGCATGCCAGGCTTGATAAGCGGCACCGTTGAACCAATGGGAAATGTTAGCTGTAACGGCTATGACGAAATCATCACCAACACTGGAGACGGCAGTGTTGAGGAGGAATCCGGCAATGCCTTGGTCTTGCGCAGGAGAATTAGCAGGACAGAGAGCGAGATAGGCTAGGCGCAGAAACGCCTGATTACAGAGTGTGTTGTGGATGATGGTCCAAGGTGATCCAGTGTTGACGAGTCCGAAGACGCAATGAAGCTCGTCACCAATGAGATCAAGATGGTAAAGAGCACTTTCGCAAAGTGCACGACGAATGGCGTTTGCCTCATGAGCGTGTGGATAACGCTTTTGATATAAGGCACAAAGGCAATTGAAGAACACTGTGAGCATTTGGATGGAGATACGCGAGTAAGAAGCGGACATGTCTCCACCAAAGCCAACAGGGCTCTTGGCCATAAGGCGTGAGTAGATGCGATGCCAATCCGGACCGTAGGGGTTAATGCCGACGGCCGAAGAGGTGGTGAAAGGGGTACGAAAGAGAGAATCAAATCCGGGAAAGTACATGCGGAAGCAAATGGTTTCGACGAGGTCGGCACCAATAAGCATTCGAGCCATACCTTTTTGGATTTTAGTGAGTGAAAGCAACTCGTCCTTGAGGGAAACTTGGCTGATGAAAGGGGGAACACAGCCTTGTCTGCAAATGTCAAGAGTGGAGTTGACATCTGCGAGGAGAGCAGGACGGGGATAGTAAATGCCGTCAACAAGGTCGAATTGGGCACGCTTGGGGCCGCGGTAACGCGCACCGCCACCAGTGGACATATCGAGACAGTGAATGTTTCGGTGTCCATTGATGGCAGTAAGCATTGAAACGCGACCCTGCGAGTCAGGGGTGAGAGGAAAATTGGAGAGTTCGGAAACGAGACTATTGAGGACGGTCTCAAGTTGGTCTTGGGGGTACAACTTGTGTTCAGTGATCATATTAGCACGTTTACGAAGAAACTCAGTGTGGGAACGAGCACGGGTAGCAGAAAATGTGCCTGGCTGGTCCAAACCGATGTAACGCGGATCTTTGTACGAGAGGACAGGAATGGTCTTTTGACACAAGGAAGCGGTCGGAGAGGAGTGGAACAACGAGGGAGTGAGTTGAGACTCACGGGTGAGAGGGAAAGAAGAGTGGCGCTTAAGGTAAAAACCGGGAACGTTGGTCAGAGAGTCAGCACGGGTAGAATGGGGTTGTGGAGAACCGTAAAACGATGAGTGAAATGAAGGAGTGTTGGGTGTGAGAACACCCTTCAAGATCAGATCAACCGTTTCGCGTGTCAAGACAGTAGCGAGAGAGTAGGGAACTTGGGTGTCATTTAAAGACGAGGTAGCGAGAATATGCCACCCAAGGATGGTAGGTTTGCGCGCGCGAAGAGAAGAGTGGGTACATAGCAATAGGGACCCACACTGCCCAGCGCTGGTGATGCGCGCATAGGTGAAAGCGGAAGGGATGTGAAACGTCTCCAAAGATGTGGTATTCGGAACACGATACGTGGTGGTCGTACGAATGGCCGAGATACCAGGCAAAATGGAAATGTTGGGGGGAGCAAAAGAGTTAGGAGCGGTAATGAGAAGACCGCGCATTTGGGAAAGAAGACTAAGTTCAGCGGAAGAGGAAAAGAACTGAGTGGTGGCAGGGAAGGCTGGCATGCCGACCTTGACACTACCGTCCGTAGGATATGTGAAGTAGGCAAGGTCGTTGTTAGGCGCAAAACGACGGATGCCGAAACGGCTGGTGGGGGAGAAAGGTTGGAAAGGAATACTCCAAGTGAAGTCAGAGGCCGGGTGGTATAGAGAGAGGAATTTGGGACGATCCTCAACAAAAGTACCATCCGGTGCCATGAAAGCACTGAGGAGGTGTAGAGGGAAAAGGAAGGTGCGAGCGGCGAGATGGAACGCGCGGAGCTGGGTAAGAGCACCGCGATGTTCGTAGGAGATGGAAAAAGTAGAACTGGCAATGAGATGAATGCGATCATCAATTTCTTTCTGAAAAGCAGCGGAAGGGGGAGTGTCGGTGAGGGATTGGGGAACAAGTGAGTGACCAGCTTGAGGGTCCCAACCATCAGCATGATCACGGTCGTAGGCGTCGTCATCACCACCACAGGCGTCATATTCAGCGTCAATACGTGCTTCTTCAGCACGAATTGCAGCTTCAATACGACGAGTGCGGTCGCGATCAAGACGGCGTTGTTTACCGTATAACTGCCATTTTCCTTGGCCTTTGAGGCCACCGGTGCGTCGTCTACCACCGTCAACGCTGTGGGGAGTGGGCGAAGAGCTGAAGAAAGAAGAGACGATACCGTAGGTGAAGGCGGCACTAGCGAACATACCGATGAGACTGGGGATAGAAAGACCAGTAGTGGTGCGAAGCCATTGTGAAAAGCAAGCGAGGGAGTCACAAATGGGTAGCATAGTGACAGAGGCAAGCAGGACAAAAGAATCGCGCCACCTTGAGCAGGCGTGGTGAGTATTGGAAAGGATAGTAGTGGAGGTTTCTAAAGCCGCATGGTAAGCGGCGACAAAAGAGACGGGAAAAGAAGAAAGATAGTAATACGCGTTGTTGGAAAAATCTACCATGTTTTGGACAGACATGGACAAGAAAGTGTTAAAACGTGCAAGACTCGAGGTGTAAGCGGGGAGAAGGGTCAGGGGGTCAGGGGGAGGAGGGGAGTGCTCAGAAGCAAGGAAGTCGAAGATATCTTGATGAATGTCAGCACGAGAAGGCGGTGGAGCCTCTTCATACTTGGAATCAAGAGGAGGATCTTCGGCGATTGGAGGGAGGAGTGGTGAAACAGGGACGGCAGCGGGGTCAACCGCGACCGCCTCTGCAGGCAAAGGTTGGTGTGGAACAGTAAACTTGCGACGAGGAACGGTAAGTGGAGGAAAATCTTGAGGAGAGGGGCTTTTGCAACCTTCTCTCCCTTCAGAGGGGGCAAAGTCAGAAGTGGTACGAACGTAGTGTTCTTCTCTGGCGAAAAGAAGTGCAAACATGTTGGGATGAGGGAAAATGTCAAGACCAACGCAAGTTGCAGCTTTAAAAGCTGAGAAAAGAGGAGATTCGGGGGGCAACTGACGCCAGAGACGTAAATCACTGGGCAATTTCTCGAGTTCAGAAAAGAGGTGTAAAACTCGATCATTGGGAGCAGTACAGTGCTTTAACTTGGAGGCGAGTGTGGACTTCTCGTAGAAGTGGGAGGTGTGAGGAGGAGGGTCATGGGAGGAAGTGCGAAAAGTGTAAACCGCTGTGAAAGCAGCGTCGAAGGCAGCGACGTGTACGGAAAGCTTGTTTGGATGAACAAGCTTCTTAGCTAAGTTGGCACTCCAAAGGGGCAAAAGGAGACAAAATAAGACGCGTGCACGTTCGGGGTCAGTGGCATCACAAGCGGAGTGAAATTCTAACCATGAACGCACAACACGACGGGGAGTGTAGGTGACGGCGGAAAAAGAAGAGAGTGAGGAAACGGTAGGAGCAGTCGGAGGTTTGTTGACATGAGACAGCTTCATTTGGGGCACTAATTGGTTGGCATCGATGTACGCACGGGCAAGAGAACGAATGTCAGTGGTGCGTGAACGGCGTTCTTTATTGGCCTCACGCACTTTAGCAGCAGTGGCTGCAAGTGCATGCATGAGGGTAAAGAAGACGGCGCCGGAGACGGGGGCGTCGTACTTAGCTTCGTTTGTGTGGGAAGTGGAACGGTGAAATTCCAAATGGGCACACAATAGAGAATCAGTGGTAGTCATGGCAGTAAAAGCATGGGCAGAGACGGAGGTGTTGTTAGCATTTTGAAATTGCTTACGAACGCGAACGTCAAAACACATGCCAAAACTGTCATGGAATCGGCGGGGAAAAGC